TAAGCACCCCCATCAGTTTGTCCACCTCTGCAAACACGAGGTCCGCATCAGCCAACACAGGTAGATTTAACAGACTTTGGAGCCGCTGTAGCAATCCGTAAACATCCACGCCCGGCGGGGGTGGTGCTCCGGGGACCGCTATGGCCCTGAGTTTGGCCAGTTCTGTTACCACTTCCTGCATCGTTGCGGTGGCTGGTAGGCCGAGAACCCAGGTCTTGATTTCATCGAAAAGCACCTCGCGGTTGAGCTTCACCACGCGCCCTGCGCGCTCGGCTGTAATGGGTGCCATGCCCTGGATGAAGGGGTCATTTGTAAAGGCGATGGACGACATGTACCAGCCGACGTCTTCGCCGGTGTTCGGGTTGGTCGCGTTGGGCCAAACGGCCACGCTGGTCCACTTGTATTTGCCCGCCTGGATGAAGCTCCGGGCAGGTTCCAGGTACCGGGTTAGCGCCCATAGCTCGAGCCCCGTCTCTCCCGGTCGGGTCTGTAGATCCATCGCCCACGCCTGAGCCGGAGCGCCCATTACGCCTACGGTGGCCGCGGGCTCCTCGCTCGCGTGGTGGAAGTCGTAGGCCACCACGTCACCCATCCCGAGGGACGTACCGGGGTCTGCCTCAAATGAGGGGTGGGCCCGAAAGTTGGCGATTATCTCGCCGAAGGTTTTAGCGTCAAAGGTGAAGTCCCCGGCGGGGTGGCCCTTGAACTCACCGGCGGCAGCGATTTGAATCCACCGCGCGCCCTCGTGGGGGAAACCCTCGGGCGGGAGGTTCTCCGCGGCGTTGTCGTCGGCTTGGAGTTTGACGCTGGGACCGTGCCGCCCCCGCCCTTGAACGATGAGGCGCGCCATTACCCGATGATGAGGTAATCCACGGCTCCGGCGGCGTCCGCGTCGATGGTGCCGGCGGCAACAATGGCCTGGACGGTCATCGAGGCGGTACCGGGTGCGCCGGGGGTCGTGGTAGTGACGGCGAGCCCTGCAAAGTCGGTGCTCCCGGTGGGGGTGGCTGCGAGGGTGAGCAGGATGCGGCTCGTGGCGGTGAGCTCGATGCCGGCGGAAACCGTGAAGGTCCCCGCTACGAGCGTCCCCTGGCCGGCCTGGATGGCCGCTCGGAGCTGTTGGAGGGGCAATCGCTGGCCAGAAGTTGCGAGCGCGGTGGTGCTTGGCATGAATCCCATCACCCACATGTATCACAGCCGAGCGCTCAGGGCTGCGGGCCGTCGGCTGGCCAGTTGTCCAGCATCCACCGGTTAAGCGCGTCTTGGTCCGCCTCCTCGGTCTGTAGCCCGACAAGCGTCCTCGCCAGGTTTTGCAAGTCCGGCCCCCTCCGGCCGCGAGAGATCGAGTCCGAGAACTTGGCCTTGGCCTGCTCGGGTTGGTCTCGTTCCATTATTCCTCCCCCGGGTAATCGGTGTGCAACTCGGCTTGGCGTATCCCCCGCTTAAGCGCACCCTCTCGAGCCTTGACCCCGGAGGCCCCGGGGGTTGCTGGATCAGATTTAGATAGCACCTCGGCGAAATGATCGCCTTGGTCAAACTCGCTTGTCCACATGCGGTCACCTGCCGAGCCAGACCTGATCTCTATCAGAGCCGCCTCGATCTGCTCGTCCGAGTAACCGGCTGCCCGGGGCGCCTTTAGAAATCTCCCAATATAGGCATCATAGGCGCGGGCCGTTTCAAACCCGGTTGGGTCATCTATTCCCAGCGCTGATGCTCGCCTCATGCGATCTTCAAACTCATCATCAAACGTTCGGAAGATGCGGGAGGACGATGGCAATCTGAACATGTCGGACGGTCCGGGCATTTGTCCTGATGGGATCATTCTTCGAGACACGCGGCGAGCCAGTATTTCGGTAGCCGCCTCCTCTATGCCCACACCGGCCCCGCGGTACGCTGATTTTGCCACCGCAACATTCCTAGATGCCCCGTGTATTTCCTCGTGGATAACCGTGCTTATCGCCCTGGCCTCCGCAGTGGAAACTGCATCGCCTGCCGCCAGGTTGGCCAACCCGGTGGAGGCGTTTCTGGCTACGGCCGGGGCCAACTTCACCTTGCCGCCGGCGGTGTGCATCCCCTGGGCAGCAAGGTCCTTCACCTCGTAGCGGTTAGCGAAAAACTTCTCCTGAGCCACGTCCTGACTTAGCAAGCCCTCGTTGGCCAACAAGTCCTGAACGGCCGCCCTAGCAGAAGCGCCGTGAGAACGATCGTTCAAATCGAAACTGAACGCCCTGGCCATATCAGCCCGAGACTTGGGAAGGTCAGGCTTCTCCGTGGGCTCGATGACCGCGGGCACTTCCTCGGGGGTGGGCTCGATGGGGGCAGGTTCGGGGATGCCCGGCGGGCTGATGGTCTGGCCCGTGAACCCGGGGTCGGGGAGGCCCACGATGCTCGAGCCGTCGGTGATGCCCTTGGCCTCGGCACGCTTGCGCGAGCGGGTGATGACGCGGCACCGGCAGTTGTGACCCCATGGCGGCGTTCCAACGGTCTGCCAGAAGGGGTCATATACGGAGAGCACCTTGCCGTGCGCCTTGCCGTGCGTGGTGCGCCGGCGACTGTCCCGGATGGTGACAATCTCCCAAAAGGGAAGCCGCTTGAGGACGTTCGGCTGCAACATCTGCTTCTGTCGGCCCCGGGCATAGCTGGCCATCGTGCCGTTTCGGAAGATGGTTTCAACGTGCCACGGCGTACCGGTCTGCGTGGGCACGGTGGCCGCTGAACCGCCGGCGGTGCCTGGCTTGCCCCCGGGGCCTGGCTTGAGCCATCCGCGGACTTCCATGCGCCCCTTGAGCCGCTTGCGAAAGTCGCGAAGGTCTGCCCCGTCGGCCATGCTTTTCTGGAGCTCTTCCTTGATGGCGTCGCGAATGCTTTGGCTTGCCGTCCCCGCCACGGTGAAGGCTCGGGCCTTGGCCTCCGAGGCCATCTTGTCGAACACGTCCCGGCTCACCACTCCGCGCGCCGCGAAATCGTCAATAGCCTCCTGGAACGGGCGCACCGTGAAGGGCAGCCCGACCGTTGGCCGCTTGAACTTGGCGGGGGTGATGGTGATGTCCTCCTCGTCCTCGGTGTGAGCATCGAGGGCGCCAAGCATGCTCGCGCGCATGGCCGTCTCCGCGATGCCCTCTGCGAGCTCGGGGACCTCGAGGGCAACGGCGTCCACATCGTTGGCCCCGTCTCGGAGGGACGTCACGGCCTTGGACAACTGCCGCACCCAACCCGCGATGATGCGCCCAGCAACGTCGGCGCCGGCGGTCGCGATGTCCTCAGGGTCTCCGTGAGGCTGAGCTAAGGTGGTGGCCTTACCAGCGAAAGGGGGCCGAGCCCGGCCCCCCGGCCCGGTCCGCTAGTTGTTGTGCCACGAGGCCCACGAGGTCTGCCACCGCTTGCTTGGCCGCCTCCTCGTTGCCGCCCTGCTCCGGGGTTTCGCGCTCACTTTCGCCAGGCGCGAGGGGGTCTTTTGGCGCGAGCTCAGCCGCTGGGGCGGCCGGGTCCACCGTCTTGGCCGTGGTTCCGTCTCCGGTTCCGATCACGAAGGGCTCATCGTCCTCCGGCTCACGCAAGCCCGTGAGCTCGCGGTATTGGGTCACCGCAACGGGCACGCCCACCATAATGGCCTTGTCGGCGCGCTCCTGGTCCTTGGCCTGGTCCCGAGCGGGCTCGGCCTGGAGCACGAACCGGGGAGCGTTCACGAGCGAGTCCGGGCCGAAGTTCCAGAACACGGTGGGGATTACCATGTGCTGGTCTATCCGCTCCGACAGGCCGCGCGCGTCCCGCTGGAGGATGATGTCTTGCTCGGACTTCTGCACGATTGAGTTGGCCCGGTTGGCGTCGTTCTCGGTGGTGCCGACGTTGCCAAGAACGAGCTTGGACATCTCGCCGTTGACTTGATCGTGCGTGAGTCCAAAGAGCTCGTGGCTGTTGCCCTCGGGCTGAACGACGTTGATCTTCTGTCCCGGGTCCAGCTCGGCGGTGCTCTCCTGGCCCAACTTCTCGGCAGCATCGAACCCCTCGGAGACGCCCTCCTTGTTGATGCCCGTGGAGGCCAGGGCGGCCGGGTCTTGCTCGATGATGCGCCATGGCACCGCGAAGAGCTCCGTCAAGATCATCCGTTGCCGCCACGAGAACCGCTTGAAAAACGCCCAGTAGAGCGTCCGGGGTGCGAGGCCCTCCCGCTCCGGGTACTCGCGGAACATGCGCGGGGTCCAGTGGACGAACTTGCCCACCAACTCGTCGATGGCCAGGCCCACGGGTTGGAAGTTGCCCACCGAGCGCTGCGGGTCGATGATGCGCAACTCTCGCCGGGGGCCGTAGGTCATGCGCCGAGGGTGAATCCAGCGGAGGTCTGCGATGCGCTCAGGGAAACGGCTCTGGGTGTGTTGCCACTCAATCTCGAGCGCCGCGCGGCCGTCATAGTTGGCCCACATCAGATCGTAAAGACGTTCGGAGAAGTGGGGCACGCGGTCGAAGTCCTGCTTCACCTTCTCCAGAATCAGCTTGGCCTCGGCCTTGTCCACGTCTGGCCCGGTGGGCGGAACGAGGTCCCATTCCAGGCATTGGACCGAGCCAAACCGCTTGGCGAGGATGGCGCTTAGGTGGGGCTCGAGCCCGAGGACCTCAGAACAGAAGTCGGTGAGCTGGACGAGGTAGCCCTCCTCGGCCTGCCGGATGACCGTCTTGATGGTGTTCATGTCGGCTTCCCGGCCGAAGAACGAGCGGAACCGCTCCGACTGTGGCAGACGCCGCTTGATGAAAATTCGGTGGAGGTCCGCCGCCGAGGTGTCCGAGATGTCTGCGCCCATTCAATATCCACCCATCGCGGCTTTGCGCATGCTCCGGAGCTTGCGTCGTTGGTTTTGTATCTTGGGCTTGCCCACTTCCATCAGGAGGGTGGAGGCTCCGCTTAAGCAGTCGATTTGGTCTTTTTTGCCCATAGGGAAACGCTCCGCCTCTGCAATGAATACCCCATTCCATGGGGCGCGGACGAGGTAGATGTTCCCCACGCGCGCCTGCCCGGCCACTGGCTTGGCCCTTGTGACCTTGTCCCCGGTGGGCCGCTGGGCCTTCACCGGGTGCCCCCGCAGCGCCTTCACCAGCGCCCGGATTTCATAAACGCCAGCGCTCCCCGGGTCCTGCTCCAGCACTTGGAGCACCTCGCCGGGGCCGAACTCCGCCGCGTCCAGCTCGGCGGTAGCCACGATGAATGCCTCCACGGCTCCGGGGTTGGCGCGCAACCTCTGGACGTCCTCCACTACCATCGTGAGGTCCCGGCGCAGGCTCATCCGGAGGCCAACCGTCCAGTCCGGCCCCTTGTCCGCCACGAGCTGGGCATCAGACTGCTCCGCCTTGGTGAGCTTCTCGGTGGCCGCGCGGTCCCAGTAGCGCAAGCGCGCAATGATGTCCTTGGGGGAGTCGTCCAGGTAGCACCCCGTGAACATGTCGCGCCGGAAGAACATACCGGGGGCAGACTTGGCCATCCAGTTGCCGTGCCGCTTCTGCTGGTAGGTGAGCAAGTCAACCTGTTTCAACCGGTCCACATAGCCCGCGTCAAGGCTCGGGTTGTCGTCGATGGTCGCGGGGAAGAAGGCTCGAGTCGTGCTCCCCGGTGTGCCCGTCGGCACCATGCGCTCGTGGTCGTCGCCCTCTCCGCGGAGGAAAGCCGCGCGCTCCCGAGGCTGAGCATAGGGCCCGTCATATTCGTCGGTGTACGATTGGCCTGACGGGTCCTCGTCCGGGTCCGTATACAGCCAGGGGGCGAACCGCCTTAACACCCAATCGTGCCCCGGTCCGCCGGGGTTGCTGGCCGCGCGCAACCGGATGGGGATGCGGTCGTCCGTTGTCCTCATCCGGGTAATCATGTGGGTGTATTGGATGGCCTCAAACGAGGTCAACTCGTCGAATCCGACGAACTGATACTCCGGGGAATCGAACTTGAACCGGTCCGCCGCCCTCTCCATCGATGCCAGCTCGATGATAGCGCCCGATGGAAACCGCCACTCGCGCCCCACGAGCTCACCGCCAAGAGGCGCGTAAAACTTGCGCGTCTTCACCAGCAAATGGCGCCTCAACTCCGGGATGGTCCGGCGCAGGAGCACCCCACGAAATTGAGGGAAGTGCACCCATCGGGTAGGGCAGGCCATCAGCGCCTCCGACTTGCCGCCACCGGCTGCCCCGCCATAAAGGGCCTCGAAGGCCCCGCAGGCCAGGAAGGCCTCCTGCGGACCCTTGTGCGGCTTCCATGTCTCCACGGCTTCAGGATACCAGACGGCAAACAACCCGCCGGCAACATGAGCGAAACCGGCGGGCGGGAGGTCCCTAGATCGGCTGACCGGGTCCTCCACCAAAAAACCCCGAGACGCATGGGGGGGGTTAGCGCTCGAGGTTACGGATGGCCCGCGACTCCGAGCCTAGCAAAGTGGCGCCGCCGTGGCGAGGGGACGAGGAGGCCCCAGATTACCCGACCGCTGCGGAGGCCGACCACGGAAGCGCCGAGGACAGGTTAGCACGGCCGCAAGGGCGGGAGTCGAACCCGCGGCGGAGGGGTTTTAGCCCGCCGTTGGCAATCCTCGCCACCCTGCGGCCCCGAACCTACCAGCGAATTGTCCGGGGAACGTAGGCACGCCGGATGCCTGGCGCCCATGGCCACCTGCGCGGCCCGCTCGATGAGCGTTAGGGTGTCGGTGTCGTCGTTTACGATGTCAATCGGTAGGGGCAAAGGGAGGGGCAGACGCAGCGCAAGGCGGCGCATGCTCGCGCGGAGCTCGCCCACAGTAATGCCCAGCTCCCACGCCATTGTCTCCAGTTTGACCCACTGGGGTTGTATCTCCAGTTCGCGGAGCACCCGCGCTTCCAGCCGGACGTCCCTCGCAATCGCGAGGTTAGCCAATCGCATGAGCATTTGTCGATCGAGTGGGGTGGCCGCCTCGGTGGCAACTTCCCACCGAATGACCGCCTCGGCCTCGAGGTCTATTGAGTCGCTCACGCCTCCACCTCCCAACTCACCTGAGCCTGGACCGCGCCCATCAGCGGATCGGCCACCATTCTTGCCAGGTCCCCGCGCGTGATGTCGCCCCCGTGTTGACACACGATCTCGCCCTTGGTGGCCCGAAAGGTCACCCGCTGGACGACGAGCCCCGGGGTCCTGTCCATGGCGCTCAAAGCCTCGGCCAGACCGAAGGCCGACCGCAGAAAAGGTTTCCAGCTGCACTTGATTCGCATCCTCGTTCCTCAACTTTCTCAAAAAAGATAGTGAGTCGTCCCGCAGCCCTGGCCCGATTTGCCTACATGCCAGGATTGACGACCCACCCACAACTACCTGTATGGTTCGGGCGGTGCTTCGGCTCGCGCCGCATGGTTTCGACGCTCCCGCTCAGAATGGTGTGATGTTGCCCCACCGCATCGAGCCCGTACCCGCCCGGACATCAGGGCTCCTCCACTTCCTCGGGCATGTAGAGCTGCACCACCAGGGCCCCGCCGCCCTTCCCAGATACCTCGTGACGCCGTAGCTCCGAGTACTTCGCAGACCGCAGCGCCAGCAGCTTGAGACCGATCCGGGCATCCGGCTGGACGTAGCCCACTTGGACCCGCTGGCTCTCCCCGGTGTCTGGATTGATCCGGGCTTCGAACACTGCCCCGCCGTGAGCAGATCGAGCCGCAGAGGCCAGCAAGGCCACGGTTCCCTTGTCGTAGGCGCGTTGTGCCCTGTAAAGCAAGTTTACGAAGGGAACCTCCTTCGGCGTGTTGGCCGCAACGATTTCCTCAATGTTCTCGGGCAGCTCCGATTCCCAATCGTAACCAACCGCCTCGATCGCGTTCTTGGCTCGCGCGCACCAATCCATGACCGTGCCTCGCGACTTGTCCGCGTTGGCCGCGCTATCCTCCCACGATGCGCCCAGCGCTCTGGCTTCGCAGATGGCCTTGATGACCTTTTCGGTACACGAGTGAGGCCTTCCCGT